CCATTACGATGGGAAACTCCGGTTTACAATTAGGAGGATATCTTTTTAAGATATTGCTAAAACGACTGTAAGCTGCACGAACGCCACGTGCAGAAGCCAGTGACCTTAGCGTCTTTTAGACGCGCAGGTTTTTGTAAACTAACCATGAAGATTTGAATAAATTTTTATATGACGATTTTAACTTGTATTAGTAATCGAGCTGTAGTCCGATATTGGGTGTGACGAGCCCAAGGATACCGTTTGATAGATGTGATATTAGTTTGTGGATCTTATTAAGGATAGTTGAATCGCCCGAAACTACCAACACTGAGGAGGCCTAACTCCCGAGTGAAGAAATCTTGAACATACTTATTCCGTATTACCACTTGCAAACATAGTGGGGTCTCGAGTATTATAAGATGGAAAGTGCGTAGCAGTAGCTAACGATTCCTAGACCAGACCATGACTACACTACCTATTGAGACTCTTTGGCAAGAGTTAGGTTAAGGATGGCTATATCTAGCAAGTTTTAATCCGATGTGAAAAGATATTTGGATAATACTTCTTCAGTTTTACACTTCTGACAAAAGTGTATGTGCTTCTGTGGACTATTTGTTAACCCACAGGAGCGAAAACCATATGACATGCTTCAGGCCCGTAGTTGCCGCCTGATTAAGACTTAGACCCGCTATGAAAGAAACCGCTGCGGAGGGAAGCCGCTGTAAATACGTTATCATAGCCCCGGGGATGTGCCAGTCCCCCCCCCAAGAGAAGGAATGTGATCAGTTAATCAGACTGATGCCGCAAGGAGGGAATATATTTGAAACAGCCAGTGAGGCTCTGGATGGAGCAGGAAAAACTGTCGATAAAGCAAAAACAGTATTAGACGATGTGTTAGCTGTTGTTGCCAAGATCGAAAAATTGGTTGAATATGGAGACTCTGAAAAGAAAAACAATTTTTATAGAATGGCTGCTAAGCGATTGGAGAGCCTATTGATTCTTGTTTTTGCTTTGTCTCAAAGGGAAAATCTGGTACAAATGCTTCCAGACATATTACAGTGGATAAACGCAAACTTAGGTGCACACGATAGTGTGGGCTTGATATTGTATGGACACATTGCTGAAATGTTTAGGAGTGTAAAACCACCACCACCAAAATCCAATGAAGACGAAACTGCCTGGGTGAGTTGTTTGGAAGAACCTCTTGACCAGCAAGGCGGTTGGTTCACTACAAATTGGCAAACGCTAATCGAAGGTGAATTTGGAAAGAATTTGTCACATGCTATGAATCTCTTAGTGGCGATTGGTATTATGCCAGAAAAGGCTGACACCATTATGCAAAAGGATTTCTATAGAATGTTCAAAGTCAAAGCCATTGCTTTCGGAGGATTATCAATATTTACCCATTTGGCTCAAACCATGGATTGGGTGGTTGATGGAATTTATCCAGCCCTTACAACAGGTGATTTCAGTTACCTGTTGACAACCAAAGATGAACATGCATTGGATGAGATGCATAGAGCCTGTTGTGATATGGTTGCTATGAATGTAACAGGGCAAAATGACAGGCTCATGGAAAAGTACAAGATTCAAGACGAAATTCAGGTTGTTGAATATGTGCTAAGCTGTGCTGAAATGCATGGCAAACTAAGAAAAACCCACAATGAAAAGTTGAAAGAAAGAATCAATGTGAGATTATTGCAGTATGATAGGTTCATAAATGACATACAGGCCGCTTGGCACGCGTCAGCTACAAGAGAGAAACCGTTTGCAATGCTTATTAGAGGACCGTCTTCAGTTGGAAAAAGCACAGTTGCAGGAATTGTTGCGCATTGTATTAATTTGACAAATGGATTTCCCGAGGGAGATCAATATATGACTACAATCAATGGCAATGATAAGTACCAATCAGAATATCGACCACGTCACCACACGGTGATTTTCGATGATATGGGAAATACTAAGCCTGAACATGCAGAAGGAAATCCTTTGTTTACTTTGATTCAATTTATCAACAACATGCATTGTTGTGCTTTAAGCCCAGAGGCTGACAAGAAAGGGAAAAATGATATTCGTGTAAAAACTGTGCTAGTTACAACAAACACAGAAAATTTGCATGCAAATTACTTTTCTTGTAATCCCACTTCAGTAATGAGGAGATTTGACATCGTACTAGACGTGCGTTCCAAAGATGGAACTAGAGATTCGTCAGGAAAAATTTTGATGAAGTACGCATCTGTTCCCCAACCCGATATATGGGATTTCACTCTGAAGGCAATCCAGATTCATAATACTGGCACCTTGACAGATTCACACACTGAGAAAGTCATAATGAAAGGCGGGATTGTGGACTTGATTGATTATTTGGAGAAAGTCACGCCAGAGCATTTTGAACTGCAGCGTCAATTGGTGGCAGCGTCAACACGTGTGCATGAAAAACCCCATTGTGGAGTTCACAAATTGTACGTACTTCCCTGCATAAAATGTGAGCAAGTGATGTGCAGTGCTTATATGCCACACGCTGGTATCCAGGAATATCGTTTGTATAAAGCTGAGATAGACTGGCCTGATGCTAGAACAATGAGAGATTGGGAAGAAGATAATTTGGATATGCGTGACCATCAAGAGGATGCA